TATATATATACAAGTGGATTTCCATATGTACAAGTTGAAACGAAACGAGCTAAACTTGTTATCTACTCACCTCGATATAGACTTCAAACTAATCAAAACAAAAAAAGAGTTGATCAAGAAAATCAAGACGGTAGAATTTTTTGAACGATATCTTAAATGTTACAATACGAATGACATGCTCACGTTGGAACCAATACATCTGATACCAAAATCAGAATACATACAATGGAAACAACATTCGTACACGTTTGGTTCAAGTATGCAAAGTATAAATGCGCTCATAGAACGAAATTTGTTCGATAATCCGTACAAAGTCGATTTACCCGACGAAGATCAACGGTTGGACTTTGATTTACGAAATGTTCCGAAATTGGTCATCGATTGTAGGTACACCGAATGGGATGCCACTACGTCTGTCCATAATCAATTCATCTTTGAGATTGATGCCTTGTGTGAAAGCCACGCCGGCTACATCTCCGGGAAGATTACCACCCTGATTTTACGTGAAATCCGAGTGGACCGCATCATAGCACGAATGTACGAATCCATTTGTCGAGTATGGGATTTGATAACGTACGAGCGTGGCGATCTCGAAATGCAGGACATATACGAAAATTTCATTTTAGTACGATATGAAGTGTATGGGTCGATTATTACACACAAAATAGACCAACTACGATTCATTCTGGACATGTTCAAGGATTTTAAGGATATTTTGGGAGAAAAAGCAATCTATATCACGTTTACGATTTTCAACGACTTACAAGTGCTAATATAAGTGGGAAAAAATATTACATAGCAGCCAAATGTACTTAAAAGTTTATTGTTTGTATATGACAAGTATCTGTCGATGTCTGTCATAAATGAACTCATATTCTTTTTGAAAAATAACAAAACGCAACAAGACGAGAGATGCACACATACCGGAATGTATTTTCCGTTAAAGGGCTCTTGGAGCATCACTGATTATGAGGCGTTTTGGGATATATATACGAGGGTATATGATCAATTTAAATCAAATCAATCAAGATTGGGGATTGGGTTGACGGAGACACAAACGGAACATTCTCCGGTATTAATTGACATTGACATCAAGACGGACATTCAACTTGGGACAACCCGTATATACACACATACGGATGTGTATAATTTGATCGCAGAATATCGATCAATTATACAGAAATATGTCCATGAACCCAATTTAGATGCCTATATTTTTGAAAAACCGGCTCCCCGACAAAAAGAGGATCATGTTAAGGACGGATTCCATGTCATGTTTACAAACGTGGTGGTATGCAAACGAATTCACACGCATATACACGAGCAAGCCAAACGAAATGTCATACATAATCGGATGATTGATCATTTGAAAGGAATNCAATCCGTGAATGACCTCATCGACAGCGGAATCGTTTCCACGAATTGGATGATATATGGCACTGTTAAACAAGGTGACCGAGTTGGGTATGAATGTTCTAAATATGTGAGAAATACGGAGGATTTCATATCCGTCGTCGATCACGACATACGACCACGTTTTTTCAGCATACACGAGAAACAATGTAACGTATTGACCGAAAACGGAGACGCGATTCTAAAGAAAGACGAGGCGTGTACGCGTCCATCATACGATTCGGATGAACTGACGACAATGGATGATATNTCCTCGGAGAGGGCCCAAGTGACTCGTTTGCTAACTTTTTTGAAAATGGAGAGGTGTGAAAATGAACCCGACTGGATTCGCGTCGGGATGTGTTTAAGAAATATCAATGTGTCCTATTTGGACTTGTGGGAGAATTGGAGTAAGACGTCGACCAAATACAAAGATGGCGTGTGTCAGAAACAATGGGGTCGATTTAAAACCGAACAAGGCTTGAAAATCAATAGTTTAATTTACTGGGCACGGTCGGACAATCCAACCGAGTACGATAGTTATTTGTTAGAAATCACCAGTCATTGTATCGAATCGAGTGTGAATTGCGGTGCCCATTACGACATTGCAAATATACTACATTGTAAGTATCAAGANAAGTTTCGATGTATAAACCCCAAACGAACGAATGATTGGTATTACTTTGACAACCATCGATGGCACGAAATGCCCGGTGGATGGTTACTTATGAATATCATGTCGACCGATCTGTCCGTCGAGTTTTCAAAATTAGCGAATACACATAAACGGAATATGGTTCATACGGACCCCAATGTGGTGAAAGAGCACAAATCCAAATACGACAAGTGTATGAAGTTGGCATATAACGTGAAGGATAACAGTTTCAAAACCGGTGTTTTGCGAGAATGCTCGCGTTTGTTTTTTGATCCTCATTTTGAACATAGTTTGGATAGTGATGTAAATCTGATTGGGTTTAACAACGGTATATATGATATTGGACGACTCGAATTTAGGGACGGTAACCCGGACGATTTTGTATCGAAATCTACCGGTATCGACTACCTCACCTTTTCTCATGATGATAAGGTGATTCATGAGATTAACGATTTCTTCGAAAAGGTGCATCCGGATCAAAAATTGCGCGAATATGTGTTGACCATATTTGCCACCTTCTTGGGTGGTTCAACCGACGAACAAACGTTTCAAATTTGGACCGGTGGAGGATCCAACGGAAAGTCTACAACCGTTGAGTTATTCGAAACCGCGTTCGGTCCGGAGTATACGGGCAAGTTTTCAACCACACTTTTGACTCGGGACAGGGCGAACTCCAATGCATGTACACCCGAATTACAAGACGTCATGCGCAAGCGATTCGCAAGCATGCAAGAACCCAATGATAATGATGTCATTTACACGGGGGCCATGAAGGAATATACGGGGGGTGATAAAATCTATTCCAGAGGACTTTTTAGCAAACCGACCCCTTTCAAACCGCAATTCAAACTCGTCATGTTATGTAATAAAATGCCTACTATCAAGGGGTGGGATTATGGAACATGGAGACGTATTCGTGTTGTGAAACACATGTCGAGTTTTGTTGACGCACCAAATCCGAACAACCCGAACGAGTTTCATAAGGATAGGAAACTGACTACAAAATTTGAAAAATGGAAAGAAGCATTTATGTGGATGTTGATCGAGCGCTTAAAAGTGTACACAAAACAGGGTGTCGTCGAACCTCAAAGCGTTTTGAATGCGTCCAAGGATTACAAGAAAAAATCGGACGCTTACATGTCCTTTTTGGACGATAACTTCGAACTTACCGCCAGCGAAGCGGATCGGGTGTCCATCCAAGACATGTATGAATTATGCAAAATGTGGTGGAGAAATACGTTGAACGCTCAAGCTCCCACGAAAAACGACCTACTCGAGTATGTTCAAGCGAACACCAAATATACAAAACACGGCAAAAACTTTTTTGTGAAATTGAAGTTCAAAAACGTAGAAGATATGTAAACAAATCAAAAAAATATTTATTGATCCGTTATTATATATATAATGTATATGAATCGGTGGTTGTTCACGGCCATCTTTTCATTTTGTTTGTACTTGGTGTGTGTGGATGCCCCGTTCGAAACCATGCGTGGGATGACAGCGATTCTATAAGAATGATTTGGTCAACTCCATGCTCCGGTCCGATGTTGTTATTTGTCCTCTATCTAATGGGGTTGGTAACGTGCTCGCGTCTTTTATATATTGAGCATACATTAGGATACCCGATTTGATGTTGTCGGTACATTCCCGTATCACTTTGTAGTTCAAGTCCATGATGACTTGTCCTTTACCCTTCGGGTCCTCGATACGCGCGGCGCCGTGCAAATTAAACATGTTGTTCATCACATGAAGCACNTCCATATCGCTTTGTTTCGATATATTTACACCGGTTTCATATTTCACTTGTTTAATTATTTGATTGTGCAAACAATCGACGTTCATCTTGTCGTAAAAATCGGTTGAAATCTCGTCGCTTTCTTTCCTATAAATTTTGTCATAAAAGTTCATCTTACAATGGACGGAGAAAAAAACACACTTAAAGGACTTCTCATTGTTTTTTTAATAAATGACTAATCTTGACATCATATGGCAACAATTGCACGACATTCAAAACAAGGACGATATTGAACCAGAACGATCGGTGTACGAAATTAANTCGTGTACGACGTGTGGTTCACGCAATTCGATATGCGAGGACTCTACTCACGGGACCATCGTGTGCACACGTTGCGGTTTTGTTCTCGAAAGCGACATAATGGACGAAACCGCCGAATGGACATCGTGTGGTGCCGATTCCAACCGAAAAGCAGTTGACCCTACNCGATGTGGTGTCCCGATCAACCCCCTTTTGCGGAAAAGTTCAATGAGTACCGTCATTCAGTCCACAAACACACGATATCGGTTCATGCAAAAATTACACAATCAGTCATCGATGAACTATGTCGAGCGCAGTCGTTATCATGTATATGAACATATCAGCAAAATGGCTTCCGAAAATGGACATTTATCGAACAATGTGGTGGAACAAGCAAAATATTATTATAAAGAATTATCCAAGAGAAAGTTATCGAGAGGTGTCATACGTAAAGGATTAATTGCGTGTTGCATTTTATATGCTTGTAAAAACATGAATGTCTCCCGTTCTATCAAGGAAATATCACTGATGACGAATGTACCCGTACCCACGATCAACAAAACGACCAAAATTTTTATGGACAACATGCATGACATTTTACTGCAGACCCAATGGAATGCACCCCAAAGTGATATTCGTGCGTGCGATTATGTATTCGAAGCAACGGACAGCAACGACCTCATCACACGATTTTGTAATTTATTGCACATNGACGACAAAAAAACTCACATAAAACTCGTTAAACTTTCAAAAACCATAAACAACGACATGAATGTTGGTCACGTCATGGATTGTAAAACCCCTTCCGCGATTACCGGAGGGGTCATCATGTACGCTTGTCAACAATTGTCCATGAAACAAATTACAAAGAATATGCTCAGCAAACTGTTTTGTGTTTCTATAGTCACCATCAACAAAATTGTCAAGATGATTGTGGAACATTATAAAATCAATGATTCATCTCGATGAATCGATACGTTTTCGCAAATATGTACACGACACTCTCTGATTTGTGGTCTCCTCTTTCGAGGCTNAACATTTCCTTTCCATTCTTTCCGTTAAATCGTTTATACCCTGATGGTTGGGTTTGTAAAGAGGATAGACAAAAGGGTATCGTGTACACCCACGTCGATGGAATTGTATCATATTGTTTATTTTGTCGATATATGTGTGCATCTATCGCTTGACCTGTTTTCCCTTGAAGGCCTACTGTAATGGTTTTCAATGGCTCATAACTGTTATATTGATTCGTCTCTTGATTATATGTCGGGACTACACATACAATAAGTTCCGACACATATCCCATAAAATTTAAATCGATTTTCATATTTTTTGCATTTTGTCGAAATNTTGTCTCTCGATATTGATATGTTTGGTACAAAATTGTACTTTTTGAATGATTAAACAACATCTTCTCTTCTTTTGTCAAACAATAGGCATCAAACAATAACGTTGTTTTCATCTTTACGTCCATATTTACTTCATTTTTCAATGACAAGTTCAATTGTATTTGATCATGCGGATCCACGACATTCAATTTCAGTTTCAGTGGGGTGTTTGATGGGATGTAAACACAATCCTTCAGCGATTTGTATTTTACACACACGGACAACTTACTTTCCTTCATCCACATCAATGGGAACATTTGTCGATCCAAGGCACTTTTAAAAAATGGTAGTGTCAAGTACAAACACCCTTTCCTCCCGTTTAAGCTATGTAATGTATGTTTACGACCGATCATCTCACACAATCCATTATAATTTGATTTCCGACTTGTTAACAATAATTGTGTGAACAGCAATTGTCCGGTATACGTCGCGTATTCTTGGTCGCCCACATTCACAGTGATATGATCGATCAATGATGATGCAATGTTATTTGTCCATTTGTATGCGGGTTCGATCAATGGAATTTCTATTTTCAGGATTAAATCACTCAAAAAATCGTATTCTTTACATGAAATTTCGAACACTATCAACTCTTGAAAATTATGTTCTCGTAATGGCATTTCGATAGACTCTTTATCAAACACGGTATGTCGTTTATAATCCGTTTGAAACACACTAAATTGTGGGTTGAAATTCCAATTTTTTTCGAACTCGCTTTTCGCACTCAATTGAATAAGGGAACCAATCCCGTTTTTTTCGTTTATGTCGATATCGTTCATTTAAGGCTTGATGTAGTATAATCTATACACTTAGAATACACATACAAAAATAATGAATGAGTTTGAACAAATCCTTTTCACCGATTACAACTTGATCGTGGACGATGTCGATAAACCCATTGACGATTTTGATGATGAGGGGGATGATGACGACGATCGGTCTATCATGGACGAGCATAGCATCGACATTGAACCCGATATTTATGAAGATACTCATCCGTGGGACTCAAAGAGAGACTTACAAATGCGATTTTATCCCAAATATTGGGCATGGTATCCCCATGAGTTACTTTGAATTTTTTTAGGTGGGTATTATATATATTCATGTCAGTTCGTAAGTTTGAAGTCGTCCGCGTTACAAAACCTGGACAAGGAAACACCCCGACCAAAAAACCTAAACAATTGTTTAAGGGTAAGTCCCCGTCATCCGCCGCTTCTAAAGCGATCACTCACGTGTGCTCCAAAATGGGCAAGAAAATAAGGGGTAAATGCGCGATGAAAATACACGTGCGTGAAGTGAAGGAAAGTTTTAAAGGCGGGTCTCGGTCCGTTGTCCCGATCAAAACAGCAACCACCGGTAAATCCAAAACATTTGCGTATCGTTCTCAAAATCCCTCTTGTTCAAAACGAGTCAAATTCGGTTCAGGTAAAAGTGCCACAGTCGTAACATTCAAACGTTCTCCTAGACTCATTGCATTATAAGTGACCTATTTCAACTATGATGTACTCAAAAGATTGTATTGATATATTTTTCAAACTGTAACTTGATTCCCTTATCAACTGCTCCACTTCATCAATGATATGGTCTTTAAACTTGATCCGGATGGTTGATTTCTTCGCATACAAATGTTTGTTCAATCTTTCTTTCAAAACTTTTTCATAATCGAACCATTCAACATCACAAAACGAACAATCGAATTCTAACGTGAACGGTTCACAAGTAAATTTCCAATACTCATCATACCACAATGATACTTTATTCACGTAAAAATCTTGGAACCTTCTCATTTTTTTGAATGTCCATCCTTTCAATTGCGCTACCTTAACCACCTCGTGATCGTCCATACATACAACATTATGTTGTAACTCCATTCGTTCATTTTCGAGAATAAACGCGACACCCATCGGTACAAAAGAAGACCCCTGTTTACTTAAGTGATATTCGTGAATCATTGATCCGTATGGCCATAAAAACATTCAATTACTTTTATGTTGTATTAATGTATTTATGTCGTATTCGCGATGTAATGGGTTATTGTTGTTAGTAAGCCTTTGGGTATCACAATATTTGTTGGACCCGTTTGTATATACGTGTGTCAATGATGTTGGTAGGATATGCATCGCACTACATCATTTAATTAACGTTTTGTTACTATTTGGTTCTTTACTATTCGGGTGGCATTCGATACATCTTCTCATGTGTATTCTATCGTTGATTGTTCATGTGTACTTTGGTATTTGTCCAATTACAACATTTACAAACAACATGTGTAAAACGAACCATCGGTTATATACATTCGCCAATCACGTTGGTGATTATCTACAAATAACGGATATCAATACAATGTATCATATCATATTGACCGCAGTTATCGTGTATGATTTATGCAACATTGACATTTCGTGCATGAAAGCATGAGAAAAAACAAAACAGTTTTTTTTTTCAATTTCATATTTTTTTCAAGTGGTTCTCTTTTTTTTTTGATGATCCCCCCCCCCTTAATCCGGTAATCCATCCGGATTAATCCGTTTAAAGTTTCAAATTGTGATTACTGGTATTGTATATCATGTCATTCCAATGCATGTATTGTACTGCTACATTCACTTTGAAACATAATAGGAACCGTCACATGAAACTTCGGTGTAAAAATAAGGGACAAAATATCAATGTTGAGGGACAAAATATCAATGTTGAGGGACAAAATATCAATGCTGGGGGACAAAATATCAATGCTGGGGGACAAAATATCAATGCTGGGGGACAAAATATCAATGCTGGGGGACAAAATATCAATGCTGAGTTCCAATGTTCCAAGTGTCACAAAGTGTTGCAGAGCCGGAAGCGTTTGAACACACACGAGAACAAATGCGACGGGGTACATGTGTTACAATGCCATCTGTGTTTGAAGATGTTCACAACTCCGCAAGGCAAATGGCAGCATAACAAGCGGGTTGCGTGCAGTGCGCCCGTCGAAGCGACCACAACGACGATGGTTCATAACAATCACCACATGCGTGATCAATACAACGGACCGGTGATTATCGACAACAGTGTGCATCACCACAACAACAACAATCTTACCATCCATTTGAATATCCATGGCAAAGAGAACTACGACGCGTTGTTGGACACCATTCGGACCAAGTACCCTCAAGCGTTCGTAAGCATGGTCGAATACGGTGACGTCGCGAGTTTGTTGAAGCTCTTGCACTTCAACGCGGATTTCCCAGAAAATCAAACGATACGAAAGCCTGTGAAGAAAGACGTATCGGCTGAGGTGCATGTAGGGGAGGGTCGGTGGGAAAGGCGCCCGGCGCAACACGTGATCGACACGTTTCGTGACGAGACGAGCAAACACATTTGTCGTTCGATGTCCGTTCCGCAACGGTCCACGACCTTGTGTGTTTCGGAGTCGCAGTCGGACCACTATTTGAAGGAGGTTTTGTACGAACAAAGCAAGTCGTTGGACGTTTCTAAGGACACGAAAGCGTTGTTGACGCCGTTCAAGAGGAATGAGAGGGAACGCGACGAACACGTGTTACGAACGGAAATCCAACGCATTCGAAAAGAGTTGATGGACGAGTACCCGACACTGGTCGACAACCCCATCTTTGACAAGGAGCTCAAGCGATTGATCCGCGATCGTGTCGAATCGTTCGAAGCCAAATGGGGAGGGGGGTAACATGTTCAAGACGAGTCTAACATACCGAACAAGGTGAATACGTCAACCATTTTGGTTCGTATCGCGTGCTCAACGGGCAACAAATCCAACACAAGACACCCAACAAATGACATAAGGGTTCATCCACGATTTTTTTGATATCAAATTTAATGTTGTTGAATTGAATACCAAATCTATGGTAACCTACGCGGACCTGTTTTGTGGGTTAGGTGCATTCCATGCCGCTTTCGACGAACATAATCGTACACTTGCTCATTCCAAATACGAATGCGTCTTTGCTTGCGATATCAACCCGAAAGTGCGAAAACTTTACGAAGATAATTACGGAATAACACCGGAAGGAGACATTTACGCGCTCGATATCCGAAAGGTGCCACGATTTGATATTTTGTGTGCAGGGTTTCCTTGTCAACCATTTAGCATCGCTGGCAAGAAGGAGGGGTTTGATGCCAAACGTGGTGGAAATATGTTTTTCAAGCTCTTGGAAATAATCGACGCCAAAAACCCAACCGTGTTGATGCTCGAAAATGTTAAACACCTACTCACGATCAATTCCGGGAACACGTTCGACCTCATCAAACGCGCACTTATGAACAGAGGATACACATTCAGTTACAAAGTGATTGATTCCCGGATGTACAACTCCCCTCAATCTAGAACTCGTATTTACATCATATGTAATTTACACAAGGAATACGTATTCAGAAATGTGCAATATCCTCTTGTTCCCGTTTCGTCCATTATTGATAACAACATACAAACATTTATTGATTACGAAAAGAAATATAAATTGATACCGTGTAACGGAAATAAAATGATGTTATACAAGTTGATACATAAATCCACTGGGAAAGGGGGGAGACAAGGGGAACGAGTGTATGATATTACCAAGTGCGGTCCCACCGTTTGTGCTACTTCTGGGGGTTTGGGTGCGAAAACAGGATTGTACAATTTCGATGGGAAATTTCGAACTTTAACGATACAAGAGACATTGAAAATGTTCGGATTTAAGCATTCATACAAGTATCATTCGTTGTCTACTCCGAACGATATGTTGTTCTTTCTCGGTAACAGCATCGTCGTGAATGTTATTATCGAGCTCATTTACGATTTGTAATCTATTTTAATTATTTTTCTTTCCTTGATAAATATATCGCAATGCAATACAAATGAACTTACAGCGACGTCAACCGAACCGTGTGAATTATAAAGGGAAAGCACGCACCATCATGCAACAAACTAAACAATTATGTGAAACCCTATTCCGAACACAACACATCGAAATCGCAAACTTTCTTACGGCCATTATGCTTGTGTTACTCGCTTCCATCTTGTACATGCATTTTGAACCCATGGCATATCAAGGAAATGTAAACACCCTCCGTCGGTTTCAGACTGATTTCATCCATAAGTTGCAACCATTGCATACGCTTTGTAAAACGTACAACCTTTACAGCATTTTTCCAAGAATTAATTCAACTATAGGATATTATTCGGCCGGTAAGGCGATAACCGCATCTAAAAATAGTAAAACAAACGCTTTGCTTTTATTGACCGGTATATACATGTCAGGATTCCATTCGAATACCTCTGCTTTGAATCCGAAACTATTAGGAAAACTGGGTGATTCGATTTTTGATGCAAACTTACTGACAAGTATCGCAAAATTGGATGGAAATAAGTTCGCTTCATTCGAACGATTATTGCGAAGCGCACGAGCCGGTAAAACAATGCCTCCCGTGTCATCGCAGATCGCGAAACAACTTCGAGATACAGTGTACAAACCCATATTATCGATTCTCGCAAAAACGATGCAACAAGGGTTGATACAACTCACTCCGAAAGGGGGTCAAATGATTTCGTACATGTATCAGGAATGCGCGAAATCGAGGAGAAAAGCAACCGTCGTTGAAAAAATGAATGTTCAATGAGAAAATTGATCAACCAAACCACAATGAGGTGACGAGACATCTGAACTCATCAGTTGTTCAAAAAAAATTACAATTTTTTTTTCAAGTCAAACCTTTTTTCAGTTTGTTTTTTTTTTTTTTTTC